TTTCGAGCATCATTTTTCCGCCGACAGGCGCCCCCAGCAATCCGCTACAAAAATCGCCCGCGACAGCAGCTCGACCAGCTGGTCGTCGTTCATTTGCGGGTACCAGTCAGCCATGCTGCCGAGGATCGTCTCGGGCTCCATGCCGGCGCTGAGCGCGTCGAGCAGGGGCTTGAATACGGGCGCGGTGATGGTTTGCCAGTCGATATCGGCGTCCAGTGCGTCGTCGATTGCGGCTTGCGAGACGCGCAATGACTTTGTGGCTCCGGCGTCGCTGGCGGCGGCATTTGCTGCCATTGCTGCCATTGCCGCGGCGCCCTGTGCTGGCACATTCGGCGCTGGCGTTGTCGGCGGTTTGCTGCCTGTTGCGGCGGCGTCCGGTGGGGGGGGTTGCTGCCTGCCGAGCACTTCCTCGCCGTCCTTTGCTTCGGGGATGTGCAGGCGATCGCGGACCCAGGCGGCGGGGATGTTGAATAGCGGGGAGAGCTTTGGCAGGGCGTCGGCGTAGGCGACAAGGTCTTCGGGGACGCCGGTGTCGAACGTCATCCGCGGGCAGCGGCGCAGGCTGTCGATGCCGCCGCGATTGAGGGCCAGCAGTGGGTACACGAGATGGCGAGTCAGGGTGCCGGCGACCTGGCGGGCGTCGGCTTCCAGGATGTCGTGGCGGACCTCCTGGTGGACATTGCCGAGGGCGTTGGTCGAGCTTTTGCCGTCGGCCTGGCTGGTGAGTGTGCCGCCGAGGATGCACTTGCTCTGGGCGCGGTCGGCCCAGTCCACCATGTCCAGGTGCGAGCCGCCGCCCGATCCGCCGCCGCCGGTGATTTTCTGGACTTCGAGGATCATGTCGGCGGGCATGATGGCGCGCGCGTCGTGACCGAGGGCGGTGACGGCGCGCAGGAGGCTTGCTTTTTCTGCCGGGGTGGCGCCCGCTGCGTATTTGCCGACGATGATCGGCAGGCCGTAGGCCTCGAGGAATTCGGCGAAATCGCCGATGCCGTAGGCCTTGTACAGGAAAGGCCAGGAGAGCACGCGATAGAGGCCCATGCGGGCGATATAGCCGGTCTTGGCCTTGCCGTGCTCGTGCAGAATCCAGCCGAATGGCCGCAGCTCGGCGCCGTCGGCAGAGCCGTCGCGCAGGCTTAGTGCGCTGCGATCCTGGCGCAGCTGGAACCATTCCTGCGGGCGCGGAAAAAATGCGGGCAGCCACTCCTTGCCGTCTTGTCGCCACTCCAGCTCGATCGCGGCGAAGCCGTGGCCGACACCATCCATGCCGGCGAGAATGAGGTCTTCGAAGTCATCGACGCCGTCGGCGATGACTTCCTTGACCCACTCGGCAGACGCCTTCTCGGCGGCGGTGGCGTTGCGTGGCGGCACGATGTCCCAGTCGAGATTGAGCAGGGCCAGTTTGCGCTTGCCCATCTCGGCGCAGAGGTGCGGGTCGCGCTCTTCCATGTCCGAAAAAAGTCGATGCTGGCCGATCAGGTCGCCGTTGTCGGCGGCGCGCAGCGTCGCAGCCAGGCGGGCGGGCGACAGGCCGTCGAGCATGGGCTGTAAATACTGATTTTCAAGGGCTCTGATGGAGGCTGTTTGCGGCTCGCGCAACACCGCTTTATCGAGCGGCTGCCCGTACTGGTCGACAATTTTTGTCATAGCATGTGCCGGGATTGTGCGCCGGCCTTCTCGTAGTCATCGCCCGCGCCCAAGCTGCGGGCCGCGTTGCCAAAATTGCCCAGGGTGCGCCGCGGCGTGGACTCGAATCCGTCGCAACGCCCCGGCATGCCTTCCTGGCGTAGCGCGTAGTTGGCGAGGAAGAGCCCGATGGCGAAGTCGCCGTGGCGTTGCACTTTTGCCGCGCCTTCGCCGCCAGCGCCGGCCCGTTGCGTCGCCACGTTCGGCAGTTTCGGCACCCCGTTGATGCGCTTGATGGCGCGCAGGTCGTCGCGGCACTGCTCGTCGCGCGGGAGGGCATCGAGCGTTCCGTCTTCAAATGCGGCTTTGAAGCGCGGCATTTCGGCCATGTAAAAGGCTTCGGATAGCTTGATCTGATCGATGCGGCTGGCGCCGTATTTGTCGGCCGCGAATTCTGCGAGCGCGGCGCCGTTGCCGCCGGCGTCCAGAGCCCCGCGCCGAAATCGCGGCAGGCGATCGACCACAAATTCTAGTGCCTGCTCCTGCTGTTTGAACGGGCAATTGCCGAGCTCGATGGATAGCCGGCAGCGCTGCACGAGGTCTTGCCCTTCTTCAAGAAGCGGAATGACGGTCAGGTCGGCGATGCGCGCAAAGTCGAGGCCGAATCCGTGCACGCGCTCCTTGTCGAGCCCTCCAAGGATCGGCAGCAGCTCCTCGCGGCACCAGGCGTCCACCTCGATTCGGCGCAGGCGCTCGGGCATCAGCCCGAATGCGGCATCCCAGCGCTTGCGGATCACTGGCGTCTCGCTACTCATGCGCAGCTCGATCAAGGCCATGGGCAGGTAGACGCCGCCGCCTTCGCTTGGGATGACGTCGAGTTCCTCGGCGGCCGTGTCGCCGTACATGGCGTAGATTTTTCCGACCCAGGCCTCTTCCGTCTTGTCGACGAGGCGCGCGCCCTGAATCAGCGCTACCCGCGCGTAGAGACCCTGCGTCACCGCTTCTTGAAACGTCGTGCGGTGCAGCGAGTAGCCGAGGCGCCCGGCGCGGACGTTTTCCACCATCTCGTTGAACGGGTTGGTGGTGCCGTTGTGCGAGGAGAGCAGGCGCACTTTGCCGCCCCAAATGAGCATCGCCAGCGCGGCTTTCATGAGCCCGGGCAAGTCGTCGTGGAATGCGGCCTCGTCGATGGTCACCCGGCCCTGTTTGCCGCGGATGGAGCGCGGCCGGCTGGACAGGGCGAGAATCTTTTTGCTGCTGGCGAAATCGATCCGGAAGGCTTTGATGTCCTTGTCTTCATCGCTATAGATCGTCTCGCCGACCCAGCTGACGGTGTAATCAAAGGCCTTGGCCCACATCGCGCAATCGTCGATGTAATCGCGAGTCATGTCCTCGCTGTAGCCGATATACAGAGAGTCCATCGCGCCTTCTGCCGGCGCTGCCGTGAGGACTGCCTCGGAGGCATCGCACCAGCTGGCGCCGATGCGCCGCGATTTTTCCCACACGGCAACTTCGGCACGGTCTGCCACCCAGCGCTGCTGATAGGGCAGAAGTACGGCCGGCGTCATGGCGCCGGCCATCAGCCGGTAATTCCGAGGATTTCGCGGCGGATCAGATCCACGGATTCCGCGGTCAGGCCACCACGCCGCGCCACTTTCTCGACCGCATCTGCCGCCAGGCCGGCTTTCTCGCGCATCTGCTCCTGCCATTTTTGCAGCGCGACCTGCATGCGGCCGACGTCGGCATGCGCGCGCGCGACTACCGAGATTGATTTTGCCGCTTCGGCCGGGTCGGTGTCTGCCTGGCGCAGGGCAATGGCGATGCGCAGCAGCTGCTCCTGCAGGATCCCGGAAGTTGCCGACAGCACGTCGCCCTGGTCGCCGTCGCCATCGTCCTTGCAGGCCCTGGCCAGCGCGCGCGTGCGGCGCACGTCGGCCATGGCCTGGTCAAATTCTGCCTCGAGCTCTGATCCGTGCCGATGCACCGCGCTGCGGCTGACTTTGTAGCCCTGCTCGGCCAGCCAGGCGGCCAGGCCGGAATAGTCGGCGAATCCGTTATCGACCAGGCGGCGGTTCAGTTCGTCGCGGATTTCCTCCGGCAACTGCCCAACAGCAGAGCGCGCCGGCATCTCAGGCGCCCGGCCGTGGGCGCGCGACCCCAGGGGGGAAGCTGAGCCCTTGCGCGACATCGAGGCCGCGATCGGTGAGCGTGGCAATGGTCACCCCCGTCGCCCCGCCCGGGCGTTGCGTGACCACAAATCCCTGCTCATTGAGCCATGAGAGCTCGATGCGTAGTGAGCTCATGGCGACCGCGACGCCGTCGGCCTGCAGTACGCGCTGCAGCACGGTATCTGCTGCCGTGTAGTCCGGGGCGCTGGCCAGCGCCCGCAGCGCCTGCAAGCGGGCCTGCTCGCGCATGGCTTCGGCAAAATTCATTGCGGCGCCCTCCTCATTTGTCGAGCAGATGCTGATTGATCATTTGCATGGTGTTTTGCAGCGCGCTGACCGTGCCGCGTAGCTCGGTGGCGACGGCGGATACGGTATTGATGGCCTGATACAGCTGTGCCAGGTCGCCACGCGTCGGCGTGTCGGCCTGCCGGGCGCGCATCTCCTGGACGATTGAATCGACGTGCTTGCGCCTGTCCTCGGTCTTGATACGCATGTCCGCCAGCTCCTTGGCAATCTCGTGGCGCAGTGTCTGCACGGCAGCGGTGGTGTCCTCGTGCAGCTGCTTGACGGCATCCTGCGTCACTTTGTTGCGTCGGTCCCAGATAACCAGGCCGGATACAAAAAACGCCCACAGCAGGATCCCTAGATCGATCCAAAAGCGGATGGCGTTGTAATCAATGTCAGGCAAGGTCATATCTTCTCCAGTGTGGTTTTTCGCTTCGCGCCTAACACTCGACGCAGCGCTGCAGGCCGGGATAGGCTTCTCGGCGGGCTTGCGGGATCGGCTCGTCGCAATCGATGCAAATGTGCGCCGAGTCGGCTACGGTTTTGCCGTCGAGACCAGCGCGCCGGCGCTGATCGGCGAGCTGGTCGCTGAGCATTTCCGCTTCTCTTGCCGCCGCGCGGTCGAAAAAGTCAGCCATCGAGCGCCACATTGCCACGACGGAAAAGCGTTGCCTCGGCGTTGCGGCGCGCGCGACCTGGCTGGTCGCGCTCATGGACGCGATGCGCCCCCCAGTGCTGTAGCGCGTCGGCGGCGGCTTCAAGCTGGCCGGCGTTAAGAAAATTGCGCAGGGTCGAATGCTCGAAGCGCAGCATGCCCTCGTCGAACACCAGGCTGGCGAGGGCGTCGAATTGATGTTGCTGGAGCGGCGCGCGCAGGGTGGCGTTGAGGTAGATTTCGATGCAGCGCAGATCTTCTCGCAGGAGGGAGTCGGCGTGTGCCTCGTCGATCTGCGTGATGTCCATGTCGCCGGGGCGCAGCACGTGCTGGTAGCCGATGACGGGAAGGCCGGAATGGGCGACGGTTTGGCTCGCGGAAAACGGCGCGAATAGTTTGATCAGGTCTCGCCCGGCTGCCGAAACGCTGTATGCATTGGGGGGCTCGGGGCGAGCGTGGGGTGTTTGAGCGTTGGTAGCCATGCGCCATTTTCACGCGCGCGCGAGGGCGCACGCAGGGCGTAGCGGTTCGACGCTAGGCAAGAAAAAGCCCCGCGATGGCGGGGCTTTTGGGGGTCTTTACACCTGCTGTAAAGGCGTCATTCTCAAGGCGTTGGCGTGAAGTCCAGAATATATACCTCGTGCGCGGTCATGAAATCGCTCTCGGGGATGAACGCGCAGGCGACGACGCGCGCGCCGTTGCACCGGTGCTTGTCAAGCTCGTGCAGCGCCTCATGATATTCATGCGGGCGGTGACTGATCACGAATCGCTCCATCACCGCCCCCGAATCTCGCGCTGTTTCGCGAAATACCGGAAGTGCGCGCCGGCGATCGCGGCGCAGCCGATATTGATCGGCAGCAGCGCGACGCGCCAGAAGCGCCACAGCGCGGTGTTCAGGCGCACGTTCGGCGCGCTGGCCAGCAGGCCGACGCGCGGCGGGGCTTGTTGAGGGGTGATGTTTTCCATGGTCGTGTTGCTCCGTAAAAGAAAATTTCCTTGCTTAAAATAACCCGCCCTGCGCTAGCGCACCGCCGCAGCGCCCGTCGTCATTCCCGCGCCCGCATATCTGCTCGATGGCCCGGCTGGTGATCGGGGCCTCGATCAGGCCGATCTCATACACGGCCTGGCGGCCGGAAAGGCCGTCGCTATTGACCAAGCGGTCGTAGTGCGCGCGGATGCGGCGCGCGCGCAGCTCTTCGCGTGCTTTCTTGCATACCGGTATCGAGATCGCCTCGCCGCCGTATTTGTCGGCCAGGCGCTGCATCGCCGGCTCGCCGACGATTTCTGCCAGCTCTGCCCAGCGCCTGGCGCCGGCCGGGTTGGCATTGGCGTGCTTGGGGATGACGATGGTCACCCCGGGGCGGGCGTTGAGCAGGGCGCAGGCGGCTCCTGCCCCGAGCAGCTTGATCAGCGCCAGGGCGGTGTAGGGCAGGCAGCCGGCGACGGCGGCGCAGTCTTCAGGCGTCAGCGGTCGGCTGGGCATGGCTTTGCTGGCGCTTGAGGTGGATAGCCAGGGCTTTGACGATCGACAGCAGCTGCTCGGCGTCGCACATCGACAAGGGCTTGTGGATTTTGGTGCGGACGCCGGCGGCGTTGAATCCGCCCATTTGCCGGGCGATGCCCTCGACGTAATCCATTTGATTGCCGAGGCTGACGTCCGTCTGCTGCATGAGCTTGATGACCTTGCGCAGCAACAGCGCGCGATCGGCCGGGGCGGTATCTACCCAGGTCCATTCGTGCGGCTGGCGGGCTGCCGCGCCCGCTTGCTTGGGCGTAAATCCGCGGCGCTTGAGGTGCTCCATTGCCGTGCGCAGGCGCGGCAGCGACAGCTCGGTGGACGAGGAGCAGGAGAACGCGGCCTGCAGATAGCTCCGCCAGGTGCTGTCGTCGATCTGCAGATCCCGGCGCGCGACGTGGATGAGCTTGATCAGGCGCGCCCGCTCGGCGGCCTCCTTGCGCTCGCGCTCCGCCAGGTCGACGCCCGGACGGCGCATGGCTTTCTCGCGCGCCGCCTGGTAGCGGTCGGTGCCGCGTGCCGCCCCCGCTCGCGTTCCCATCACGACACCTCCCGCAGATTGATGTCGCGCAGGAGCTGGACGCCTGCCGAGAAATGCACGAGGCGCGGGCCTTTGATTTCCCGCGTGCGGCCTTGTCGGGTGTCGACAAAAACGGCCGGCGCTTGCCGCCGTGTCGACAGGCGACCGATGCCTTTGAGCTTGATCGTGCCGCCTTCGGCGAGCTCGTCGGCGATCACCAGGAGCGCAGTCTCGAGCACTTCGCGCACGATGCAGTCCAGCTCGCCGGTGATTTCTGCCGTTTGCGTGACCAGGTCTTTGGTTTTCATTGGGCCAGCTCCACTTCAAACGGCGTGACCACAAAATCCTCGATCTGGCTAATCTTGATTCCCGGCACGCCCACCACTTTTTCTGGCTCGTTGAGAATGGCCTCGCGATTGATCTCTTCCTTGGTCCTGATAAATTGCGTCAGGCCAAGACTGCGCAGCGAGAACAGCACCGCGTCCTCGCCGGTGATGCGCACACTTGGCGGGCGGGTGCGCCAGGCCACGTCGCCGCTTGAAAATGAGTGTGTTTTAACCTTTCCGAATACGGTGAGCTCGGCGCGATTGGCTTCGCACCAGGCCTGCACGCCGCTGAATGCGGCCTTGCTGTTTTGCCGGATCGGCTCGGAAAGCAGCTCGTACTGCGCTTTCACGTTTGCCAGGGCCTCATTCATTTCCGCTTCGATGACTTGCAGGGAGCGGTTGTCGCTGCCAATGCGGGCAATCAGCTCGGCAACCTGGTCGCGGGTCTGCGGCACCGTCGGCGCGGCAACGGCTTTCAGGCGGGTT